CTTGAAGTTTACCTGCTTGAGGTTTACCTGCTTGAAGTTTACCTGCTTGAAGTTTACCTGCTTGAGGTTTACCTGCTTGAAGTTTACCTGCTTGAAGTTTACCTGCTTGAAGTTTACCTGCTTGAAGTTTACCTGCTTGAAGTTTACCTGCTTGAAGTTTACCTGCTTGAGGTTTACCTGGTTGAGGTTTACCTGGTTGAACTTTTTTCTTGGATGGTAAACCGGTAAATAATCCCATTCCTTTACTAGTAATACCAATCCAAATTTGTTTTGGTTTAGTTCTACTTAGTTTCATTCTATTAGATACACTATCCAATAATGTTAATACACTAGTAAATAATTTATTAAAACCAGGATTTGTCTTGGATGTTTCCATCAAATGATTTTTTATTACAATTTCAAGTTCATTTTGTTTTAATTGACCAGCTAATTGTGGTAATTTACTATAATATAGTGCTAAATTTTTTGATAATTGAACAATAAAATTATTTTTCAATTTATCAATTGGTTTATATGCAATTTCTTTAACTAATACTTTTTGAGCATTTTGTTGAGCTACGGTTGGTTTATCTTGATATAAAAATGGTGTTTGACCAATCCAACCTTTAATAATAAATGCAATATCGCCTGTATTGGTCAATCTAAATACATAACTTGATGTATTCCCGGCAACTTTTGTTGTTGGATTTCTTTTTAATAATTTTTGAACTTTTGGATTTATAATTGTAAGACCTGACAATAATGTTTTAATCTTTGTATCAACATCAAGTTGAAGTTGTGGCGTAATTTGTGGAAGTCCACCTGCACCAGGAGTTGGAACAACTGGAACAACTGGCTGTGCACCACTAATAGAAGGATTAACTTCTGCATTTAAAAAATCAAGAACATTTTTAAATCTTTCTCCTTGACTTTGCATAAAGCCAATTACTTGACCAGGTTGTATTTTAAACATTTTACCTAAATCTGCCAAAAATTCATTATATGCTTTTTGTTGTTCGGAACTTAATACTTCATCAATTGTTTCTTCTACAGATTCATTCCATTTTTCTTCTATTGTTTCATTTAAAGACTTTTTAAGTGTATATGTGTTATTATAAGATTTAACAAACATTTTTTCTTCTCTAATTACTCCTCTAGATCTATCGAATGCAACTCTTGCAGATCTTGGATCTAATGCTGATTTAAATCTTGGTTGTGCAGTGCCTTGTGGAGTATTTGCAACTTGTTGTTGTGTTGCTTGTACTTCAGGACTATTTGCATCACTGGTATCAGCAAATGTATCTTCTGGGGATACTGCACTTTGTTGTTGTGTAACTTGTACTTCAGGACTATTTGCATCACTAGTGTCAGCAAATCCTTGTTGTGGATAAATTCTATTACCTTGTGCATCATATTGATTTGTATCTGGTGCTTCAGTATCAGGCAATCTTTGATCTTCTGGTGCTATTGCGCCTGATTGCCAGTTACCTGGTCCAGCAGAAGCTGGATTTCCTTGATACATTCCTTGATTTGGATCATTTGCACTACCAGGAACAATATCTTCAGGTCTAGTACCAGGAAAAGGTGTTGCAGTCTTTGTTACAGGCAATGCACTTCCGTCTGTACCCATTACCATATCAATTCCTTGTTCCGCTGCAGATCCTAATAAATTAGTAGCACCTGCACCTAAACTTGCTAAAGATGCACCAGCTAAAGCACCGCCGACACCGGACATTACAGCATCACCAGTACCACGACCTTGAATTTTAGCCAATGCTGCATTACCTATACCATTAATTAATGCTCCAGCGGCTTTACCTACTAACGGATTACCACCAGTAGCAGCAGCAGCGGCAACACCAGCACCAAATGATAAAACACCTAATAAAAATTTAACTTTACCAGGATTTTCACGAATAGCCGTTAAAATTTTATCTTTTAATCCTTTAGGAGCATTACTTTGTTGAACAATTGATGCAGCTTGTTGTGGTGAAGGAGGAGGTGTAGTACTAATCTTAGATGCATTGTCTATTTTTTCTATATCTTTTGTTAATTCATCACCAATTTTTTGATTCCCTCCAGATGTCGTAGGTGATGTTTGTGCCTTTGGAGCTTTTGACCATTTTGTTTTAAAACTATTTAATAAAGACTCAACGCCAGCATCTTTACTATCTGTAGTTGGTGTGCCTATACCAGACACATTTTTTAATCCTTGTCCAAAACGAGCGGCGCCTGCTTTAAAACGATCCCATAATCCTTCATCAATACTTTCAAGTAATGTTTGATCTTGTTGATGTAAATATATAGAACGATTTACACCAATATCATAACATTCTTTTAAAAACGACTTTGTTTCGACATCTAATCCGTAATATTCTTTGGATTCAAATAAAATATCATATTCTAAATCCGATTTTAATTTAATATTTTCAATAAGAATGTCATTCATATTATTTAATTTCTCCTAAAATGTCTCTGATTAAATCTTCTACTTTTTCCCATTTGTTTGTTAATGGGTTTTTTACAACTCCTTCTTGTAAAGATTGTTCTCCAGATGGAAACATAAATGCACCTTTAGTAGATGGATTGCTAACAAAGTCAAATGCAATCAATTCAAAATCATCTTGAACCTCATCGGTGCCTTCGTGTACATTTTTCTTAACACTTCCCATACCTCTAGAACTAATTCCTAATTTAATTCCACAATTAAGTAGTTGTTTCAAAATATTACCACTTGGTGTAGTTAAAATTTCAACTTCGCCCATTAAATCATTACCATTCCAGTACATTCTTTTAACATTGTGACTTACATTTTTTAAGTTGACAACGCTACTGTCTGGATGATCTAATTCACCGAGAGCTCTTCTTTCTTTGATGAAATTTTCATCATATTTTTGAGCTTCTCTCAATAAAATTTCTTTACCGTAAACTCTACCGTTTTGGTTTTTGGCTTCGGCTCTTTGCAAAACACCTTGTACAATCAATGGACCACCTTTTGCCATTGCTTCAGTGAGTACGGATTTATCTACATCAAATGTTATACAATCTACTAATAATTTTTTACTCATATTTTTATACTCCTTTTGTTGCAGTGTTTGTTGCTACAACAGGTGCAACTGGAGATTGTTGTTGTTTCTTTCTTACTGAAGGTGTAACAACTGCATTACCTAAAATTCTAATTTGATATGGTGCTTTTACAAAGTATTCACTTTCTTTTTGTTTACCTTGTTCTCTTCCTTTTATTATGATAACATACTTTTCATAGTAAAAATCAATACTTACACCAGAAACATTAACTACATAGTCTTTTTCTGGTTGACCATATCCTTTTGATGCTCTTAATTGGACTTGTTTATTTCCAATTTTGCTCAATATTTTATTTTGAAATTCACCTTTATTTTGGAGAGTGGATTGTGATACTCTTGTTTCAAAATCGGTTAAATCATTTTTTGCATCATACAGATTTGGATCTCCTTGACCTTGTTCACTACCTTGTGGTTGTTGTGCATTAGGATTTTGTTGTGCGTTTGGATCTGCGGCTTCATTTACTGGTTTTGCGAGAGTATATCCAAGTGCAGTTGCTACATCTGGTCTTCCTTTTTTATTCTTTGATACCCACGTTGGAACTCTTGGTACACCTGCAGAACCTTCTCCACTACCTGCAGCAACAGAAGTAGTGATTTCGTCCATTACTTGTTTGATTAATTCTTTGATCTTTTGTTTAAAAGATTCATCTGACTTGATAATTTCTTTAGATTCTTCCATATTAAAGTTGATTTTTAATTTCTTTTATCAATTCATATGACAACAATAGAACCATTACTTGATTGTCTTTAACGAGATTAAATTTCTTAACATTATCAAGTTGTTTTACAGTTTCATTAATTTTAATTTTAACGACATCATCTGAAATCTTTGAAGTCAATTCTGCTAATTGTTTTTTAACATTTGTTACTTCATCATCAATTAACTTCTTTAATGAATTAGTGTTACTAATACTGTTGATATATTCCTTTAATAAATTCTTTTGGTTAGAATCTAAATCTTTATATTTTTCATTTAGTGATTCTACTAATATCTTATAACTTAAAAGACGAACTTCTTCATTTTGTTGTTTATAAACACCGATTAATTCGTCTTCAGTTTCTTTATTTACTTTTTTAACACCGCATAAATTTTCAACGATGCAAGTTCTTGATGTAACAATTTCTTTTACATCAAATTTAGAATCTTTATTGACATGATTTTCAAAAATTTTATATATTGATGCCAATACTTTATAATTTTTAATACTAGATTTAAATAAATCGTTAATTGGATAAACTTCTTTAACTTCTTTGATTAAATTATACTTTTCTGAAGATAAGGATTTTTGATTTAGTTTGTCTCTTTGTTTTAATACAATTTCAATATATTTTTCTGCTTGTGTTTCATCCTTAGCAACTTCATTAACTAAAAAGTTATACAATTGTAACTCTTTTCCTAATTCTTTATTTTCGGAAAAATATTTAAATAAAATATTCTTGGCAAAAGACTCGTCTTTTCCAGACAAAATATCTGATGTCACTTGTCGAGTGAGCAATTCAAACAATATTCCTGTATTTCTAAATTTTGAATGCTTAGCTTTGTGCATATAATTTAATCTTCGTTATTTTATAAATATAGTAAATTTATAGTAAAAATCATTTTTAGTATACTATTTACATGGATTATTCAATAATATTTTTTTCGTCTAACATTGATAGACTTTTTGTTTCTTTTAAAAGTTCCGTTTTGATTTGCTTTGTTGATTTTAAATAGTCATTTAATCCTTCTAAACTCAATACAGATTTGGTTTTAAATCCTTGTCTAATTGGATCTGTTTGAGATTTTGCAACATTTTCTTTACTTCCTAATGGATCGTAACCAAATGTAGTATCTTTTCTTTTTTTATGAGAACCTTTTTGAGAGGGTCTTTTATAAGCCCTAAATGATTTTTCAGTTAATGCAGGAGCTTCACCACCAGCTTCGGCTCCACCACTAGTTTCTCCTCCTCCAGTTTCTGGTTCTCCACCACCGGCTTCGGCTTCACCACTAGTTTCTCCTCCTTCTGTTTCGCCTCCGACACTTGATTCTCCGCCTTCTTCAGATTTAATCTTATTAAATGGTTTGGCTGGATCGATACCTTCGTCTTCGATTTGTTTAAATCTATAAGTTTGTTTAGCATCTTCAACAAGGTCATTCTTTTGAATATCAACATCTTCCTCGGAAATTTTAAATACATTATGATATATCCATTTCTTACTAAATAACTTAGTTTCCATCATATCTTTGGAAAGATTTACTTTATCTTGCCAAATAGCAATCTTTTCTTTTTCAAATATTACCGATGGATTTGTTAATTCCAATGTAAAATCAACTAACGAAGCATCCTTATACCCTTGAGCATACAAATGAACCATTGCAATCTTATTTAATTCACTAATTAAAATTCTTTGTACTCTATTAACAGTCTTTGCAAATCTTACATCTTCACTTGCAAGAGTGGCTTTACCGCTTAAATCTTCTTCATAACCCAAAAATGCCTTTGGAATCTTTAATGCAGCTAACATCTTATTACGAAGATATTCAATGTCATCAATACCATTAAATTCCATACCACTTAATGGTTCAATACTAGTACCACTATCACTTCCACGAACTGGTAAATAAAAATCTTCTACCATGTTTTGAAGATTAAAACGAAGATTGTAATCACCTGTCTTTTCATCAATGTATGGTACTTTTTTCATCTTATCCATCAATCTTTGCATATATTGATCGACTTCGGATGGAGGAATATTACCAACATCTACCTTAAAAATTCTCTTTTCTGGAGCACGCATTACACGATGAATTAACATTGCATCTTCCATTAGACTCAATTGTTTCCATACTCTTCTACCACCTTCAATTATACTCTTACCATATGGAATAAAATTACTATCACTTATCATTCTGAAATGTGCAATTTGATAGTTTTCCAATTCTTCTAATCTACCACCTTCTGGTAAATTAATTTGGTATTTAACATAATTTTTGTTTGTTAAATCACTATTTTCAACACGGGTAACATTGTATGCACTAATTGGTTCGACCATGTATACACCATATTCTGGACTAATATACATTTTTAAATAGAAATCACCGTACTTTACTAGATTTCTAGTCCAACTCCACATGTTAAATTCAATATTCAAAATATCATAAAACAAATTATAAAGAATATGTTTGATATTATCGTTACTTGAATGTATTACAAGAATCTCACCCAATTCATTTTTAGTAACACATTCATCCGCATAAATGTCTAATGCAGATGCAATAATTGGGTCCATATCCATTGTGTTTGAAACGAAACAACTATCTGTTGCAAAATTTTCATATTTTTCAACGGTTACGTCATAAACATCAACTTCACCGATTTGTTCAATGGATACAATTTTATGATTAAGCGTAGACTCGATATTTTGTTTAAACGATTTCCAATCATGACTTTCTTTTTTCAGTCGGTTTTGAAGAGTGGAATGATCACAATTAATATGTTCTATGAAGTCCCATAAGTTAATCTTCGAATATTCTTTATAATATTCAAATGCTTTTTGTTTTACATTATCAAACGTTATATCGTGTCTATATTTTGGATTTTTGACATCGGTTTGATCTCTATTCTTGAATACATTTTTCAATGTAATTGAACGTTTCTGGTTCGATTCGTTTGAGTGAGTCTTTCCATAAAATGGATTGTTTTCGCCAGAACGTTCACCGTCCCAATGATGAAAATTTCTATTTATATAGTTAGGATGTGACTTCAACTTATTAAGTTGAGTTTCGTAATTTTTATCTCCCCATAAGACATTCTTGTTATATTCACTGTGATATCGTTTGTGTTCTTTCCAATCC